GTTCTCCTTTATCTGTTCTACACGTAAACTAAAATTTGTATTTCTTTCTTTTGTCATACAAATTTTACAAGCTTCAGGCCAAAGATTTTGGGTAAAAATTTTTTTTTGCTCTGCTTGCCAACGTCTTAATTTTTCTATACTTTTAAATCTATAATCAGTTGTCCAACAACAACCGTAAAAAGTACCATCTACTTCTATGTTGACTTCATAATCTAGTACTGGACACCCTTGAGATACCGGAGGAATTGTATACGTTTTTTTTATCATTCTACATACCTATTTTTTGTCATCTTTACTGTGTTAGTATTTAAGTTTGTAGATATGTGTTTGTTTTCCCAACGCTGACGTCTACTTTTTATACATGTATTTGTACAAATAGGATTACAGTCTGTGGGCAAGTTGCCTCCATGGTTTCTATTTGTCCAGCTTGATGTCAAATCATTAGAGAAAAATTTTCCATTTACAATATCATTTATTTCATTATAATATGCGTTATTCCAATTTTTACCATAAGCATTTTCATACCTAGCTGTATGCTCTGGAAAATGTACAACTTGATAGCGTACATTGTATAAGAAACAGCAAGGAAAAATTTCTCCTGTGTGGGCTACAAAATATGCTTTTTCGTCATTTGAGGTTTTACAATAGATGTCTCCATTGTGATATTTTTCATCGCTCATACTGTGGACATATCTATCCCAATTCCATTGTGACCGTTTCTTTTCTAATTCTGTTCTTTCATATAACTTATCTAGCTCTCTATTGTCCAAGCAGGTATCAGGGCGTTCTTTGAATCTTGTGAATCCAATTTGTTTAGCAAGATCTTTGGCTTCTTCAATTTGATGCTCATTCCAAGGAAAAACAACCCACTGCCATTGTGGACGGCCTCCGGCTTTGACAAACGCTTTTGCGTTTTCCATAATCTTGTCAAAGTCTGTTCCTCTACGATATATTGGGTTAGTGTCCTTTAAACCATCAACACTGAAGTTCAATGTATACCTACTGCCTTGTAGTATTGTTGCCATTTCGGCCCAGTACTCTGGTTTACGCAAACTACCGTTTGTGTGTATAACTATACTCTTATCAGTATTATACACTATGTGACGTAGCATGTCAAGAAAGTCAGGATGCATAGGCGGATCGTCAATACTACCACAAAACTGTATTTCTTCTATATCTTTGAAAAAATCAGCATCAACAATTTTTTTGAAAATATCAATGTGTAAAAAAATGTTTTTTTTAATAACAGGATTTAGTTTTAGTTCATCAAGTGGATCAGCACGACTACACCCAATACAATTGGCATTACAATTACTACTAATTTCAAATTGTAATACTTTTGGTTTATCTAAATAGTGCATTTGTCAATCTCAATATCACTTCCACAAGTACATTCTTTGTAAGCACAAATAATTGGTTCATTTAAAAGATTTACTTTTTCTGGTGATGTTTTTATATTGCCCATACTTACCTTATTGTTACAAGCATTAGCAGGAACAACATCACCGTTTGCTTTTATAACTACTAAATCTCTGCCAATATTACATGCCCATCCTTCGAAACGGTTTTTACCTGCTTGTATTAAATCATGATTGTTTTCTTGTGTAATAGAACCGTCGTCATAATAACAGTTGATGCCTAAACTGGTTTTGTTGCGTTTTGTGCTGGGCCTATTAGCAGTGCTGCGATGTGCTTCAGCCATCCACTGTCTTTGCTCATCAGTGTAGGGCATCCAGTCTCGCTGTCCAAATTCAATTTGTAGCTTTTTTATCTGTATGGGCACCACAGTGTTGTCTCGCAGTTTTTCGTATATACCAACACACTTGTCCCACGCATTGATATCCATTAGCATTTGAATGTTGGTTTGACAATCCTGTTGTATTGTATTCACAACTTCAATGGTGTGATCTACATCAGCTTCTTGATGGTGATAGCTAATGCTTACTTTATCCAAGTATGGCTTGGTTCTGTTCCACCATTTGATTGTTCTACTGCCGTTGGTTAGAATGTTTACTACACTATTAGGATCAACTGACTTAATGATTTCACTGAGCTTTGTAAAGTTCTTCCACACTGTAGGCTCGCCGCCTAGTATAGTATATATTCTATGATCATGTGTGCTTTGTTCTGTGATACGCCGTACTACAGTTTCACACTGTTCAATATCAGGCCAATACAAATCGCCACCATTGCTGTCCGGTGTACAGTATGTACATTTGAAATTACACACATTGCTGAGTATCCAGTCTACTACCAGTATGTTGTTTCTTGTTTTTATTTTGTATAAGTTTGCCATAATAATTCAAATCTTTTCCAATCGTCAGGATAATCAATGTCCAAACTTGCCATCCATGATGATTTGTAGAATCCTATTTTACCCGGTAGTCTATTTCCAGTTTGTACAAAATCTTTGTGCCGACTTACAAACACTGCTGAATTTATTTCGTACACAGATTCTAGTGTTTGTGTCAACGGCCAATATCCTACAGCATTAGGATCGTAATTCAATGGCTCTCCATCTTTCCATAAAAAATTTTTAATTTCATTTGCTGTCGCTACACTATCGTATTCAGAGTCAGCGTAAAATTCTAACAAGTCGTCAATGTCATGTTCAGTAAAGAACGGTGCTGTAGCAAAAACCATTGCTATGTTATCTGCTGGTATGTTTGTTACTTGTTGAGACAGATGTTTTACCCACACATCTCCCGGACAAGTACCGGCATACTGTGTATCTCTTTTGTGTAAATGTACTTTTTTATCTCCAGGAAGTTTTGAAACTATATCTAAAACTTCGTTACTTTCACTACTAACAAATATTTCTGAGATGTGTTGACTTTTTTGTAATTGTTCTATTTTTATTTCGGTAATTCCATAAAGATACTTTCCCACTGGACGCAGATTCTTGCGTGGCACTCTTTCGCTGTTTCCTTTTATAGGTAGTATAGCAAGTGTGTTCATAATAATTCTTCTGCCCATGGATATGCTGCTAAAAACTCTACATTACATCTATAGTCCCAAATGTCCTTGCTGTAATGTTGTAGTAGACTGCGTTCAGTTGTACTTATTTGTCTGTGTTCGTACATGGTTTTAGTCTGGAATGTTCTCCAATTAGTATTCACATCAATAAATTCTACAGCAGCAAATTGTTTGTAAAATTCTGTTCTAGCATCTAGCGGAATCAATCTAAAGTCCAAGAAACTAGGATAGTCAACTTCATTATAACTTACTCTTGCTTGGGGAAACTGATTAGCCCAAGCAAAAAACTCTGGCATGTTGTGATATGTAAGCATACTCACAGCAGGTGTAAGTCCTACCATACAACGGCTGTTGTACATTCTAACAAAATTGCGTTCAATGGTTTGCCAACGAGCAGGGTACCGCTGATACTCCAATGCTGCTCCTACAGCGTCAATACTACACATTAGCTCTACATGCCGAAACTTTTCTAATGTTTGTAATATGCGAGTTTTGGCACTGGTACAGTTGGTTATGAATTCTATTTCAAGATCAGTTTTGCCTCGCTCTACCAACTTGTACAAAAATTCTTCTACTTCCGGCATGATAAAAGGCTCACCGCCAGCAAATCTCAGCGTTTGTAAGTCTGGTAAATCCAGCACTAAATCCAGCAAGCGTCCTACATCTGTGTCCACGGTGCTGGGTATGCTACGAAGCAAGTCATTGTCCACACCATTAGCTTTTAATTCCAGTGCTAGGTTTGCTATTTGGTCACTGAAACCTCCGCTACACATTTTACACTGTAAATTACACTTGTTGCTGAGTCTTAGATCCAAGTGTCTTATGCTTTGATCAGTGCTGCCGTACTGTTGATTAACTCTGTGGCGTTTGCTTTCTCTGCCGTTGCGTTCGTTGTGCCAGCAACTTTCACATGCTGTGTTTTCTATGCTTGATTCTAAATCTTTGCGTACAGTGTTCAGCCATGAATTTGATTTGTACCAAGCATTCATATCGTCAACTGTGTTCCAGTCTACCCTTATGTCACGCTTTTGTATACAGCAATGTCCTACTCTGCCTGTGGTGTCTATATTAAAGCCGTTGTTGGTCAGTGTACAAAATTTATTCATAACTGCCCTCTAGCCACAAATCGTTATTCAGTAGTTTTTGATATATTGGCTCAAGATCTACTTCTATTGAGGTTCTATCTTTTCGAAAGTTTTGTTGTTTTACTCTACATTTATCAAACACTGTACCAATATCGTCTGTTTTATTAATTTCAACACTTGGTCTTATAATTTCTGCGTTCCAACAATTGTGATTGTTTATAAATTCCAACTTTTTTCCAAACTTTAAAAACAATAAATTTTGAAATTTAATTTGATTGTCGCCTATTAAGTCGTATAAAGCAAGTTTATCTTTTGTAAACAAATCAAAAAAAGTTTTTTCAACATCAGGAAACCATTGTGATATAATATTTTGTTTATGAACATACAGATAATCTGCTATCAACGGCTTACTAAATCTTACACTTAATATATGAGACATAACTTGTGTACTAATATTTTCTAAATCGTTAGCACTATAATTTATAATATCTAAACATCTTTGTAAATCACCAGACTGAAAATAAAATAAACAATCTGGTCTTGTTTGTAAAATTAAATCATATTCGCTGTCTATTAAACTATAACCTCTTGCTGCTCCCCAGTGCTGTGACATAAAATGTAATGCATGTAATCTACGTTTATAATCAAATTTTTTTGAAGATCCGCCATATAGAAGATTAGGAGCATGTGTATCAATATTTAAAATATTTTTAAAAGTTTTGTCTTTGGCATTTTCTTTTATTATATTATTAACAGTATTCAAAAATTTACTAGTTCCCTCAATAATATATTTTTTTGGCTTCCAATATTTTAAATAATTTTCATGTATGTAATTTAAATCTTGAATTTCAACATCATATAGATTTTGTGGCCTGTTCTTTGCATCTGTAGCATCGCATATCGTTTCTGTGTTTGTGGTATGAATAAAAACATCAAATTGGTGTTGCGGATTTTCGTCAACAACAAAGCGTTGAAATAAGTCTGATCCTAGTTTAGCACATCTAGCTTGACCTCTTAACACTACAGCAATTTTCATGATATCACCGTGTTATATATTGGAGCAGGTTTTTCTTTGCCGCCGCAACGATTACATATATCTATGCTTTCACGCTGCCATGCTAAATGTAAATCATTGGCAAATTCTTGTGTTAATGTACGCAAGTTGGCATTTCTTATATGATTGTTTTTATACTTTGAATAATTAAAGTTTGTTCTTAGATCAAGTTGTCTACCACTGATATAACAGCATGGCCAAATATTGCCCCAAGGATCGATTTGTAGCATGCCTTCCTCAGCATAAGGACAAGCAAAACTTCCTACAGGTTGTACAGCATTAGTCGGAGGTGTTGCTACATGAGAACGGAATGTATCACGTCTAGCATATTTTTCACTGAATGTTTTTGTATCAGGGCCAGATAACTTTTGCTGTGGAAAATCTTTGTAGGCTTTCATGTCAACCTCTGATCGATTGCGATTGGTTTGAAAGGCCATACAACCTACAGATTCGGCAAAATTGCTAATAGCATCTATGTCATTTTTGTTGTAATCAAATACAATACACTTCCATATACTGTTGCCGCCAGCATTGTTAAACGCACGTAGGTTGTCTATGCGTTTTTTCCAGTCAATGCCACGCCTATACACATCATGATTATGTTTAAGTCCGTCAATACCCCATTTTATATCATGTTTAGCAAACCGTTGTAATACCACAGCAAGGTCATGCCAAAATTTTGTATTACGTGCGCCGCCGTTGGTATTCAAATTCAAATATACATCTGTTTTGACTTCAGCTAATATTTCTATCATTTCAATAAAATTTGGATTCATACTGAAGTCACCAAAATTACCATTGAAAATAATTTCTTGAACATTTTGTAAATTGTCTTTGGTGATAAAACTACGCCAATCTTCAACACTGATATGATTTAGTTTTAGATTAGGATGATTTTCGCCGCCGTCGATGTTTCTATCACATGCTCCGCAATAAGCATTACAATAACTTGTACAATCTATTTCTATTTTTTTAATTGTATCAAACTGATAAAGATTCACTTAAATTGTTCTCCAAAAGGATCAAATTCTTTGCCGCATTTCATTGAACAAACTTTTAGTTTTCCGTTTCCACAGCTAGGTTGATTCCAACTATCTTCAATTTCGTCAAATAGTCCTGTATCAAAAACTGCTTTGAGTCCATGTTTTTTAGCACTAATTGCGTCTTTGCCGCCAGAACGTTCAATAAAATCCCATACTTGTTCTACCATAGGATTTTTATGCCACCATTTGTACATACGTCCAGCAGTCCAACAACATGGCATAGCAAGCCCTTCTGCTGTAATAAACAAACTACCTTCCTCTTTTACTTTACAATTGACTGGAACTACATCATAGTAAGCATCCATCGATCCGTATTTTTGTATAAGCACATCTTGTTTGCTTAATGCTTTATTTTGATACTTTTTTTCTGGCTTTTTAAGTTCTGTTGTTTTTTCGCCTTTGCGATTGACTGCTTGGTGTGATTCTTTATTTTCGCTTTTTGCTGTTACAAATCTTCCAGTCTTTTTTGCTTGAAATCTTTCAAAGCCCATTAGTTTGCTTATTTCTTCTGCTTCTTCAACTTGATGTTGATTGTGTTCAAATATTAGAAAGTCCCATCTTGCTCTACCTCCAGCAGCAATAAAACTTTTCATAGCTCTTTCTACGTTGTCCCAAACAACACCCTGCCTGTATAAGTGATTAGTATCCCTAAGACCATCCACGCTAAAAATAACAGTACCCATCCTGCCGTAGATTTTGGCCAATTCAGCCCACCATGCTTCATCTCTTGCTCCTGCGTTTGTATTCATGCTGAGCCACATATCTTTGTTGTGTTCTCTAAAATATTTAAAAATTTCTAGCGTATCTTTAGCAACAATAGGATCTCCTAAATTGCCGCACATGTACATTGTTTTTAGTTGAGCAATAAACTCTGGCTCAAAGATGCGCTTACAATCTTCTAAGGTTAGTTCACTTAAATCAATATGCGGATTTATATCTCCACCGTTTTGGTTCCTATCACACATAGGACAACTTGCTTGACAGTTCTGTGTGTTTTCTAAATGAATAACACGTACATCTTCATACTTATACATCGTATACTAACTTTACATCCTTACCGGGGCCTGCTTTACTAGGCAAATCACCATATTGATCGATATACCAATGTATTACAGCACAATACCAGTTCCAACTATTATGATGTGCTGCTTTATTAAACTGCCAAATATTATTATTAGTTGCTTCTATCGTGCTTAATGCTCTAGCACTTTCTAGTTGTAATTCTCTAGTACTTAAAGTTGACAAATCCATTACTTGCGTCCAATCAACATAAATCTTTTATATCCTGGTAGTTGTATTTCGCCTTCGTATAAAATTTCAGATAATTTAAATTTCTTTTTCATGGCATCTATACTTGTGACACAGTTAACATGTTCTTTAACATCTAATAAGTTATTGCTTTGAATAGCAACTATAGCATCTATCTTGATATTGTAAAACCAACTTTCGTCCATGTGTTCTGAACTAGTGTTTACAATTAAGTCAGGCTCAAATCTTGTGTCAATATTTCTACCGTCGCCTGTAACCAAAGGCACAACACAATGATCATTGTAGTGTACTAGATCATTAATATCACTGTTGCTTGCGACCATACGCCACCCTTCAATCTTATCCATGTTAAAAATATGATCGCTAATATCACAAGCATCTACGTCAAGATCTATATTTCTAATGTTATCATATTCAATGCCACAAGCATCAAAATACAAAGTAGCTTGCCCCATCCATCCAGCACAAAGCAAAATATTATCGTATTTGTTAGATATTTTCTTCAGTTCTTTTGCTAACCAAATTTTACTGCTAACTTGTCCTCTGCTAAAGGCATCTTCTAAAAACTTTTGGTTATAACCTCTGCGTCCATATTTATGAAAGTAATCGAGCAGTGGAACATCTGTAAGTCTTTTGCGCATGATACTAACAGTTTCTACAAAGTCAATTGGGTTTTCATCCAACAATTTGAAATAAAAATTAAACCTAGGTAATTTTTCATTAGGATCGCCAGAATCTGCTAAACAAAGGTTTTTTACACTATTAGCTTTGTTATCACTAAAATATACACTAATAAGTTGATCTACAAATAATTTTGCTACAAAGTCGTCTTCAAAATCAAAATAATCTTGTAAACCGTATAACCAACTAGGTGGTTTCATTAAATTTCTCCTCTAACCAATCAAAGTCATTGATTTTTCTAAGTGCTTCAATATCTCCAGCATGTTTTTCGCCATATTCTTTACCAGCTTTAGCTCCTATAATAGAATAGTTGCCGTATTTACGTTCTGCGCCAACAGTAGTCCATATATTTAGACGTTCTTGTGTTTCGTCGTCTCTTTGTCTGTCAATTATTTTACTACTAAGTTTACAACATTCTCTAAAAGCACTTTTCCATGTTTCAAATTCTCCTGTATTAAATCCTGTGATAACACTTAATTCACCTACAGCTTTAAATTTACTACTTATACTAGTTGTCATATCAGGCTTGCTTAAATCCATATCAATTGTTTTTTGAGTTGGAAATAGTTTTACACCACCGTATCCATAGATCAAATCGTTTATAGGATTCATACTTCGCCATACGTGTACAACATCTTTATCCCATTGCGCACATTGATAGTTAAACTTAAAATCATCAAGTACAATAGCGTCACCATCAACAATCCAAAACATTTCAGAAGAACATTGTTTAGCACCTTCAATATGTGCTTGGTGTATTCCTTTAACACCATGTACACGTTTTGCGTTTGGAAATCTTTTGAGTAAACGTTGATAATTTTTGTCTGCGTTTGGTTCTTTATAACTAATAAAAACTATATCATAAGGTTTGGGTGTACTAATAGGTATATCGACTTCTTTTTTATGGGATATAAATTTATATTCAAATTCTTTTTTACTAAAACGAGAATGTTTACTACACAACACAATACCATCGTGATATTTGCCATTTAAATACACATGATTAATATTTCTATCATAAGCATTATGATGACTAAAATAGGTATCAAACTTAAATCTATCAGTTGGATTTACATAATCAGGTATTATCCAGAACATATCTGTATTAGTGTTTTCTAAAGCAAATATATAATCATCGTATGTTTTGACATTATATTTTTTATACGGCAATGGTGTACTGGCTACTACTTCAACTTTTTTATGAGCAACAAAAAACCTATGAGATAATTCTTTTGGATTTACATTTATAGATTTTGGTATTAAGGCAATACCATCATAATAAGTACTATTTAGAAATACATGTACAATGTCTTGACTCCATTCATCAGGAACATAATCAAAATTAAAATTGTCACTTATGTCTAAGTCATCATGAACTACCCAAAAGAATTTTGTAAACGCAATTTTTTTTGCTTCGTTTACGTCTTTTGCTTTTTTTACGATTAAAAACTTGTTTTTAAGTTTGTTGTATTGCTCAATATTGTCGCCAACAAAAATGATATCGTACATGTTACTATTATATAGCATCAAAAAATATCTGTCAATCGCTATCTGACCGATAAATATAGTATAGGAGATTAGTATGGAATTATACGAAGGCGGTCAATACAGAATTGATATTGTAGGATCCGACAGTTCTATTATTATAGATAGTCAGCAAGGAGTCTTGAGAGCAAACGTTATCGGTTCTGACAACACTGTTTTACTAGATAGTGAAACAAGAACTTTGGTTGGCAATGTTACAGGAGATGTCACAGGTAACTTGACTGGCAAAGTTTCAGGTAATTTACAAGGCGAATTTGTAGACCAATACGATAACAGATTAATTGATACATCAGGAGTTTACATTCCTCTTCATTCAGATTTATATTATAATGATACTGTAAAAGCCTATGATAAATCCACTAATACATTTACAGGAAGATTTGTTGGTACATTACGCAACGAAAACAATGAAGTAGTTTTTGATAGCACTGGAAACGGAGCAGTAACTTTTGAATCAACTGGTAACTTGAACAGCACTGGTGGCTTAACAATAGTTGATACAGATGATAGAACTGTGCTTGCCGATTTGTTAGATAACGATGGTAATACCCGTTATTCAAGAGATAGCGGATTATTTCAAGGATACTTTAAAGGAAATATTTTAGCAAGTGACGGATCAACTCTAATTGAACATTCAGAAAAAATGTTCTTTGGAAAACTAAATGGAGATATTACTAATCCAGCAGGACAAGTTGTGTTAGATCATGAAACACAAACTCTCACTGGAAAACTTGTTGGCAATATTGTTAGTAACGACGGTGAAGTTATTTTATCTAACTCAGAAAGAAAGTTTTATGGTACATTAGTTGGTAATATAGAAAACGCTGACGGTGTTTCTATATACAACAAATATGATAATATTTTGCATTCAACTAATCTACATGGAAATTTAGTTGGACATATTCAAAATACAGACGGAAGTGATATATTTAATTCCTCAACAGGAGTATTCAGCTTTCCTATCACTGCCACACTCAAAGGTAATATTATAGATGTAGACGATGATATAGTTTTAAATATTAACACAAGAACATTAACTATGGAGAGTATTGTAACAAACAATATTAGCGGTAATCTTGCTGGATCGCTTAGAGGTAATATTTACGATTCTGATGGATTAATGATGTACGATAGTACATTAGGACACATATCTAATACATCTTTTAATGGCTATATCTATGATAATAACAACTTAGAAGTTTTTGATCCTTTACAAAATGTTATTTCAACAAAAACTTTGTATAGTGATAACGTAGTAGCAACTGCTATTGACTTAGATGCTGTAGTTGTAGACCAAGATGGTGTATTAGTAAATGTCCAATCTGCGTATAGTAATCCAGCATTTACAGGAAGATTTTTTAGAGAACAACAACCAAACAATATTCCTGATTGGTTTCAACAAGGTATCAGATTAGAAGCAATTGGCGGATCATGGCTGGATCCAAACCCAATTTCAGCAGGAACAAAACTACCAGCAGTAGCATGGGTAGGTGCTATTAAAATTAATGAAAATTTTGAAGATAGCACAGAAGATCCTGACGATGAAGAAAAAATGGTTGCTGTTGCTGGTATGTATGGATACATTCCAGATGATGCTGAATTTGATTTAAATGCCGGAGAGCATAGAGGATGCCCGGGAGAACTTTGGTTTGTTACCCAATCGCCGACATATGGAACAAATTATATGAAGTTTGACGCAAACGGTCAGCTTTCAACCGAATTAAAAGAATTTAAAGTTCATGGAGAAACAGGGGTAACACCAAGCAACACTAGTACGCCTGATAGTTGGTTACAAGCAACTGTTAACGGCGAAACTAAATTTATCCCGCTTTACAGCTAATGTTTGAATATTATTACAACACAGTGCCAGGCAAAGGCCTGTGTAGAAATAATCTTGTATATACAAGCAAGATAGACAGACAAAATAATCTGTTTAGTGTTCATTACACAGTAGACCAAACCTATCACAAAAACGAATGTTTGCCTCAAAGTGTTCTAAACGAAAAATGGCGTAGAGAATTCAAGTATACATTAGAAGCACCACATACACTTGATGTTAAAGAACTAGATAGTGTAAAACGTAGAATTATTTTTAATATAGAAGATGATGATTTTTGGCAACTTGCGGATTGCGACTACCGTAACTTTGCCAAAGTATTGCCAGACTGGCAAGAACAAATGCTTACTATATTACAAGACTATAGAAATAAAGGCATTTGGAAATACAGTTTACATCCGAGTAGTTTTTTTATTATAGACGGACAGTTAAGAACTGTTAATCATTTTTTCTGCTACAGCGATGAAGAACAAGAAGTTAGTATAGAAAGTGTACTTGATCATATTAGCAAAGATAGACAAGCAAAACTTTTTGAATATTTAAATTCTAACGGAATAGATCCAAGTAAAACATTTTCGTTTAAGTTTTATGGAGGCGTAGTTTTAGATAATTTTAGCGGAGATTATCCTAGTGATTTTATTGATAAAGCAAAGAAAATTTATCTGGCATAACATCAACTAAATGATTAATCCAAAAAGAATTTGTTAAAAATTTGACACCTGTTGAAGTAATTTCAAAATTATTCATTGCTTGGCGTAAATTAATTTCATTTAACAATGGTGAAATGTATTTGTCAAAAACAAAACGTGGATTTTCTCCTCCGGCTACAATTTCAACTGGATCTGTTACCCAATCGCTACGTTTTAACAAACAACGTACAACTAATTGATATCTTGGGTATTGTCCAAAATTAGCAGCACTATGATTGCGACCAGCATCCATTAAATAGTATTTGCCATCTGCTTCTAATGGATACATATGATTATTGTGTAAATCAATAAGAGCTGCATTGTCGCCTGATATGTTTAAATGATATCTATTATCAATATCACTATGGGCAAAATAGCACGTACCAGACTCTTGTTTAACAATTCTTGCTTCACCGGTATTTTTTAAAGGTAATAATAGTTTTTCAAATATAGTATCTTTATACTCAGGCAGTATTTCCCAAGAATCATAAAAGAAATCTCCAGTAGGTTTATTTAAAACTGTTTTACCTTCCATTGTTTTACACAACTCAAATGCTTGTTGTACTTCTTCAAGACTAATTTTGTATTCAGTGTTACTAATCATACTGTATTTAATATATAAGTAGTTGTATGATACGAGGTTTCGAAAACTTACCTTACATTGACCTAGATCCTTTTTTAGATATAGACGGTTTTAAAAAATTAAATGCGGAAATATGTAGAGGTATGGCTCAAGCACGACTATTTGCCAAAGAAGGCACATGGATGCCAGCAGGATTTGATTTAAAAGACATGAGCTATATAGGCAACTGGAAGCCAGTATACAAAGCCTATGAAGAATATCAAGCATTAGAACCAAATAATCCGATACGTATTGAAGGTGATAAAATATTTCCTAAAGATTTTACCAACTATATAGAACGTAATCAATTTGTAAGATATTTAAAAAGTGCTATGGGCGCACACGATCCATACACTTACTATGTTTTACAAGAAGAAGGCACCAATATGAAAGACAGAGGTTTGGAACAAAGAGCCGCAACAGACGAAAGTGCCTACTTTCCAGGCGTTATGGATTGGATAGCACAACTAAAGGAACAATCAATTGTAGAACACGTAGGTAGAGTCATGTTTTTTGTAAGTGAAGCAAGTAGTAGGCCCTTTGAGCATAGAGATTTAGATCCAGAAGTAAAAGACTATACTGATCACAATATTGAGTTTATTCATATACGTCCAAACACCAAGCGTGGCTTTTATATTTGGGATCCAGAGCACAAACGCAAGCATTATGTAAATTCTCATGCTTGTTTTTTCAACGACCAAGACTGGCATGGCGGTGAGCATAGTATGGAACAAGAATATGGATTGCGTATTGATTGTAAATTCACACAAGAATTCAAAGAACGCATAGGAATAGGACACTTGACACATTACTAAACTGTGTTATAATATATTATGGTAATCGATGGCGTAACAATACCACTACAAAAAGAATGGAAACGTATTGGCATTAGTCTAAGTGGCGGTGCTGACAGTGCTTTGCTGGCTTACTTTGTGTTGAGTAACACAAATGCTGATATCTACTTTACCACACAGGTGCGTATGTGGAAAACACGCCCTTGGCAACGTTGGATTGCTAGAGATGTGGTAAGTTGGTTCCGTGAAAAGTTTAACAATCGTATCGAACACATAGAAGGCTTTATACCGCCAGAGATGGAAGAGCCACACACAACACATATTACAGACGAGTATGGGCAAAACAAGCCCGGAAACAGAATTATACTACGAGCTCACAATGAATACATAGCACATTTACACAAACTTGACGCATGGTATGCTGCTGTTACCCTAAATCCAGATGAAAAGTTTGAAGGTGCTCCTGAGGATAGAGAATATGCTAGACTACCTATTGAAACAGAACATATGGGTGTAACAGTTTGTCATCCATTTAGTGTAGTACGCAAAAATTGGATAATCAAGCAATATGTTGATAATGAAATTGGCGAACTATTGGAAATAACACGTAGTTGTGAAGGCGAATTTGAAGGGCTAGACTATACAACATACAAACCCTATCAAAGAGTTCCATACTGTAATGAATGTTTTTGGTGTAAAGAACGTGAATGGGGTATTATCAATGCATCCAAGTAAAACTTTTTGCTTACATCCGTTTACAGGACTTGCTACTAGAGAAGATGGTGCTATCAAAGTATGTTGTCGTAGTTTACCTATTGGATGGATACAAGATAGTACTTTGGAAGAAGTTTGGAATAATGGTACAATGCGTGAAGTACGTAAACAAGTGCTTTCAAATGAGAGACCAGACGTTTGTGCCCCGTGTTTTAACTTAGAGGATCAAGGTGTCGAGAGTTTAAGACAAAGGCACATACGTGATAGCTTTCCCGAAGCACGAATAAACTTATATCCTGATGCGCTTGAATCGTTACGTACAGATTGGAGTATGCCATTTGAATTTCCTACAATAGAAATAAAAATTAATAACTTATGTAATTTAAAATGCCGCATGTGTAATCCTTTAGATAGCACACAATGGAAAGACTGGAAAGAAGTTGAAAACTTTTATAAGGATGAAGGAAATTATCTATACGATACAGTAAGAAAACTAGGACTTACTGAAGCTCCTTATATTGATTTATTTAATGACAAAGTAGATTTTTGGAATAACATTGAAAAACTATTACCTTATTTCCGTAGAGTAGAGTTTGCTGGCGGAGAGCCATTAATGGACCCTACACATTATCGTATATTGGATATGTTAGCACCGTATGGAAAAAACATAGAGATAAAATATGCTACAAACGGCACAGTGACTGGTATAAAAGGCGGAAGGACAATACACGACTATTGGCCTAAGTTTAGGAAAGTAAGTGTTAATGTAAGCATAGACGGTATACACGATGTATACGATCATATAAGAGGCAACGGTGACTTTACACAAGTAGAAGAAACAGTAAAAATATTCCAAAGTTTTCCTAATGTTGATTATGTTGTAGGAGCATGTACAGTACAAGCAGGAAATGCTTTACAATTATCTGATATAATTGATTACTTTTTAAACAAAATGGGCATTGTGTTTTACTCGCATAGAGTAAACTATCCAAACGTATTAAGTGCGCAATGCTTACCAAACAAATATAAGACAAGAATTATACGGCAACTAGAGATGCTTAAAGCACAAGTAGTTGACTACCCTATTATGAGCGTAGACAAAAGATTACTGCCTATTACACTACAACAGATACAGGACAATATTAACTTTTTGACTGCTAGAGATTTAAGCGACAAGTGGCCGCAAACTTTAGAGTTCAATCGCAGACTTGATGTGAGTCGCGGACAAAGAAGTTTTGAAAGTTTGATAGATGATTACGCAAGTTACAAATAATATCAATAACGATACGTTAATGATAGATATGAGTATTGGTAATATTTGTAATTATCAATGCTGGTATTGCTTTAAGGGCGCACACGAAGGTAATCACAAATGGTTTAATTACGATATATTAATTAAAAATACAGATAGACTGCTTAATTGGTATAAAAATCAAGGTAAAACTAAATTTGACATTCATTTTGTAGGAGGTGAACCAACACACTGGCCAAAACTTCTTGATTATATTAAATATCTTAAGGACAATTACAACTGTTTAATCAGCATGACTAGCAATGGCAGTAAAAAATTAGACTTATGGAATAAATTTGCCAAATATTTTGACAAAATACACCTAAGCTATCATTATAGACAAGCAAATTTACAATCGTTTATTAATGTTGCTGATTTATTGTATAAGAACAAAGTTATTGTAAGTGCTAGTGTAATGATGGATCCTTTGGATTGGGACAAATGTATTTTAGCTATTGAAAAAATGAAGAAAAGCAAGTACCGCTGGACTATTAGATATTCAGAAATTTTAAGCAATAAAGAATATACAGAAAAACAAAAGATTATTTTAAAGAAACATAAAGCTCGTAGTGCTAATCCTTTATGGTTTTTTATTAATAACAAATATAAATCAACTAAAATATATGTAGACAAAAAACGTGTGCCAGACAATTATATTTTAGTAAATAAACTTAATAAGTTCAAAGGATGGAAATGTAATTTAGGACTAGACTGGATACACATTAGTCCAAACGGTGAATTAAGTGGAACATGTGGACAACATTTATTTGGCAAAGATAAAAATTATAATTTTAGACAAAAAACATTTTATAAAAAATTTAATCCTACGTTACAACCTGTTGTTTGTACTCAATGCGAATGTAATTGTATGCCGGAGACTAATATTACTAAATGTTTAGTGTAGAAAATAGGTGGCCGCACTATAGAGATAGTGTTAAAGTTGAGTGGAATTTAGGTAAACGTTGTAACCTAGACTGTTCATACTGTCCTCCTGAAATACATGATCAACATAGTCCTCATACAAACATAGGTAAACTGTTTGAAACAGTAGATACACTTTCTCAAATCAAAAATGTACGTATTAGTTTTACAGGTGGTGAACCGTGCGTTCATCCTCAGTTTGAATATTTGATTGAGTATGCTCGTCCTAAAATTAATTGGTTAAGTGTTACAACTAACGCTACTAGAAAAGCAGAATACTACTTACAACTGCCAGTCAATTACATAGTGTTCAGCTTACATATTGAAGATAAAGACTGGCGTAAAAGACTTGACACTATTTTATATTTTGCTGGCACAGTAGGTGGTATAAAACATTCTAAAGACTTTCATGTAATGATAATGGCACATCACGAGTTAATGAAAGAAGTAAAACTAGCAACTAGATTACTTACTGAACATAATATTGCTTTTAGTATTAGACGCATACGATGGACCGAACGTCATGACTGGTTTGACGATATGCGGTATGAACTTAAAGATTTAGAATGGATAAAAAGCACAGAAACAACAGCTAAACCTAACACTCTTGTTGACAGTAAAGATTTGATGCACACAAACGATTTACTTAAAGAAAAATTAAATATGTTTAAGGGATGGCAATGTAGAGCTGGTATAGAAAGTTTAATGATAAATTGGGATGGAGAAGTACATAGAGCTACATGTAGAGTTGGTGGAAGTTTAGGAAACATATATAATGGAAGTTTTGAACGTCCCGATGTTCCTATAATTTGTACTAGAGATTGGTGTACATGTGCTGCTGATGTGAATATAACTAAATGGAAGTAGATGCTATAAAATTAACCAATCCTGAACCTATGATGGTTACATGGGATATTGGTAGACGTTGTAATTTTGATTGTACTTACTGCGAAAGCACTAGGCATAACACTTATAGCCCGCCTACAAGTTGGAATGAATTATGTGACACATTGTCATTTGTTAAACAATACACATCATTATATAAACAACCAAATGCTAATATAGGATTTACCGGAGGGGAACCAACAGTTAATCCAAAGTTTTGGGACTTTGTAGAAAAAATAAACAATGAAACTGAGTTTCAAGTTGGCATGACCAGCAACGGCACATGGCCAGAAAAGCATATTGATTTTATTAAGCAAAACTTTGTAGGCATAACACTAAGTTATCATGCCGAAGCAGCACTTTTTAGTAAAGAACGCACAGTAAATAACGCTATATTAGTACATGACGCAGGTATTTGGAATACAGTAAATGTAATGATGCACGCTGATCACTGGAATGAATGTGTAGAAGTACATGAAAAATTAAAGGCGCACGGTATTGATAGCAAACCAACGATAATAGGCGACGGGATAGTAGGAATTACAGATTGGTTTGAGGATACTGAAGGTGTCAAACGCAGGACCAGTCATCCTTATACAATAGAACAGCAACAATGGTATCTTAAAGAAAAAGGTTTGTCAATTGATTTAGTTGAACGTGTAAAAGAAGGATATGAATTGCCTAGAGGCTGTTGTGGTGCTAGAAGTATACAAGGAAGCTGTAACGGATGCTGGAATAAAGTAGAAGCTGTGAACACTAATTTTAAAGATTGGTATTGTGCTGTAAACAAGTATTTTTTACATATTGATCAACATACAGGAAAAGTTTATCATCACCAAACTTGTCAAACAAGTTTTAGTGGACGAAAAGGCCCAATAGGACGTTTAAGTAATCCTGATGGAATATTAAATTATGCCTATGAAAATCGCGATAGAATAATAAAATGTCCACACAATAGATGCGGTTGCGGTATGTGTGTACCTAAAGCTAAGTCACTTGAAGTTTTTCAACAAATTGTTCGCTAGGTGTAGCAACTAAATTTCCGCAAGTCCTAGCACAAGTATATAATTTTTGCGTAGTCCAGTAACGTTTCCATACACTTGTGTAACCAGGCTTACTTATAATATTTTTTATCGAAGTATTTTTTAAATTTGTATTACCCATATCAAATATAAGGTTTTCATATTGAGCTTTTGTTATCTCTTTAGCTTCGTATAATGGATCTTTTTTATTATGCCAATTATAAGGAATACTGGCTAAGAAACAGCAAGGCATTAAATCAAGATGCGCATCAATGTAAACTTCGCACTGCTTTTTAGCCCAACAATCAATAATTGTTTGATCTACTAAAGTAGGTATAAGTTCAGGAGAAATAGGACTTACTTCTTGGTATGGTTCTAATGTATCCACAGTTTTACCAAATTTATTTAATACCGCAAATTTATCATCAAAAGCAAAACGGCTGCTATCTTTAACTGTAAAATATTTAAATCCATAATACTTAGAAACTTCTTTTGCTGCCGATACTTGATGCGCATTGTGTTTAAACCTTATCATACTCCATTCGGCAGTACCGCCTGCTGCTATAAACGAACGAGCGTTGTCAATTATTTTATTGAAATCTGTGTTTATTCGATATCTGCTGTGTGTATCAGCTAAACCGTCTAACGCAAATACAACTTTGTGTGCTGCTGGCAAATGGTTTGGTAATTCTTTCCAAAATGTGTGATTACGTAAACTACCATTAGTATGTATATCAATATAAATATCGTCGTTTTTAACATAATCAAGCATTTTTACTAAATGAAAATTAAGCAACGGATCGCCAAAATTACCACAAAATGTTATTTTTTCTATTTGTTGTTTTACTTCTTCTGTAAATATATGTATAAAGTCTTCAATAGTCCAATCGCTTTCTGTAAGTAAAGGATTTCCTATTCCGCCATGGTGGTTACGGCTACACATAGGACACTGTGCCTGACAACGATTTGATATTTCTATGTGGACGCTTTTGAGATCTGTAAAACTAAACACTTTTTATTTATATGCGTAGTTAATGATATAAATACCATATGGATCATATAAAATTTTATAATCAGCATCGCAATGCTGTATTAGAACCAAAACCACTTCCAGATTACAGTTTAGAAGATCAAACAAAATGGATTATTAGTGGACATGGATATCAATACTTAGAATTAGATTGTTTATTTAATACTAAAGGTTGGTTATCGGATAGCAAACTTGCTGAGCCTTATTATGTAGCACACAGAGATGAATCTACAGGCGAAGGAACACATCGAGGCTGGAGTAGTTGTGTACTACATGGTATTGATGTAGATAAGACAAATGTTTGGCAAACTTACGGATACGAAAAAGAACCTAATTATAACTGGACATCTTTAGGTAATAAAACAAAAAAAATTAAATTATTTTTTAAGTCTGTTTTTCCAGCTGAAACTTATGCCCGAATTAGGTTTATGAAATTGGAAGCAGGTGGATATATATCTCCTCATAATGATTACTCACCGTTTGTTACAAGTGAAAATTTATTTGATTGGCCTATTCCTGTAAACATAGCAATTGATCATCCTGACGAATGTCACATGACAATCAAAGATTCTGGAGTAGTACCCTTTAAGTCTGGAAAGATGATAATGTGTAATATTTTTAACGACCATAGTGTAGTAAACAATAGTGAAAAAGATAGAATACATTTAATAGCTCATTGCTATTTAGGCAATAGAAAAAAAGAATACTGTGAACTAATTGTAGATAGTTATCGTAAACAACATGAACGTATATCAAAGCAAATTTACTGATAAAGATACTTGTGTATGTATTGTAAACGATGTTGCTGAATACACTGTAGACAAGCAACTAGTAGTAAATCGTGCTGACTACACAATTAGTAACTTAACTGGCATGGGTTACACTGTGTTCGAAGACGCTAGTGTAGACAAACTACTACAATCAGCCTGTGCTAAATACGACCATGCTGTGGTAATAAGTGCTGGCACAGAATTCATTAACGGCACACAGTTTTTTGAGACACATCCTGAAGAATATGATTTGCTGTGTCACATACTGGACGGAGGTGATGCCTATTATGGAATACACCCGCAGTGTTTCAGCATTGACTTACAAACATATATAGATCTAGACTGTCCAGAGTTTGGAAAACCACAGTTCTTTACGGATTACCAGGCACTTGAACCAATGCGAAGTCACGGTAGCATACACGATGACTATTTGCCTACATGGATTGGCGCAGGTAAAATAGAAGTAACGTACAAACACAAACAGGCAGGTTGGAATTTAATCAAAACCCTGCTAGACAATCATTATACTATTGAAGCATATTCTGAAGATCAACGTGGCGGCAAGTTTTATCAATACAGAGGCGGAGAAACCAGCAGTTATATCTATCAAAAATACAATTACTGTTTAACTACACACGTACATACACAAGCAACAGGAAAGCCTGACTATCCAAGAGTATATGATACACCTATTATGCGTCTTGTAGCACCTGCTAATCCACTTGCCGCAGAACAACGTGGCCCTGCTGCTGAACACATTTACTATGATTACAATCTCGCAGCACTAGAAGCAGCAGGTGGCGGCATACATGTTGATCCTATAAACACACCTGAACAGTTTGTAGCGCATATACCTAAAGACAATCCGCAAGGCACAGTAATTGACATGAGCAATGTGTTTTGTTATGAAGGTACTGCTGCTATGTACAGTATGCGTTATAGAGTTGCGCAAGAAAATAAATTGATACTTGCTTTACAACAAGAATTGGGTGATGCGACTGTAATATTTGATCAAAGAGCAGCAGAGGGTATACAACCTTGGTGTGCCGAAACAGGATTGGTTAAGGATTTAGTTCTTACTGATTTTGACTGTTTAAATCTGCCATCATGGCATCAAACTTTACTTTAGTTCGTGCCTTAGGCGCACATATACCACACCAACAACTAGACTTTTTACACACTATACCACGATTGTGTGCTTCTTTTATAATTTTGTTAGTGTCTGACAAATACCCAATTGGACCGATTGAATTTTGGTAATTCATTTTACAATCTTTATTAGTAAAAACTTCACCTGTAGTTTGTCTAATATATAAGAAATGATCTGCTACACTACAATGCCAGTTTTTAAATTTATTATCAACATATTTTGTATAACAACCGCTGGCGCACAGTGTTTTGTTGCCACAACAAGCTCTACCTTCTGCGCTTAAATTTAATCCTTTTACAAAAGCGTGAGATAATTTATCTTTTAATGTAATTTTTTTGCCTAAAAGATATTCAGCTTGTTTAGCAGAATAGTTCCACCGCATATCTAACCAATGATGGTCCAATTGTCTTGCGTGATGAGGTATATTGTGTTTTTTACACCATTCAATCATTTCAACACAATCGTTCCAATGTCTTGGATCCATCATAATATTTACAGTAAAGTTTTTTTGTTTTTTTACACAATATTGTATGTTTTTCCTTACAATATTTTTTTGTTTTTGTGTCGCACTGGCATGATAGCTAATAGTATAGTAGTCAACATACTCAGTTATACGAGTCCACTGTCTAGCACCAACCACAGCATTTGTTATAAATGCTATGCCCATATACCAATCGTATTTTTGTCTTTTGAAGTTTATCCATTTCAGTATATCAACTATGTGAGGATGGAATAAACTTTCGCCACCTTGTATATTTAAATTGGCTTGTCTAGCCGATTCAGGACGCTCGGACATCTTGAGATCAACATAGCGAAATATAAAATCTACAGTTTCATTACACTCGCCTAAACTAGGATGTTCTGTTTTGTTGTCATGCCCGTCTCCACAATACGCACAATCGAGATTACATTTCAATGTGCTTTCCCAAGCAATTTGGAATATTCTATCTTCTTGTGGTATTAGTGTATCAAACTCAGGCATGTGCTCTCCACTTGGTGGTTATTGTTTCGCCGCTACATGGACAAGTGTATTTACTACATTTTACAGGTGCTATATCAATATCGGGTAAATCATATATATTGTAACCAAGGTCAGTTCCGCAATTGCCGCCAACGTTGCCCTGTCTATCTATTTTAACAATATCAACACCTAAATTACACTGCCAACCCTCAAAGTGATTGAGGTTGTTTACCACAAAGTAGTTGTCGTCTGTGTGTGCTTCGCCGTCTATACTGAATTCAGTTCTTGGCTTGCGTTGAACTTCCGTATACCAATCCATATCAGGATATTGTTTGATTGGATCACGCACATACTCAAGTTGTTCTTCGTTATAGCGGTGTTCGCCGTTATACAAAACAGTCTTAGCAAGCACAGGAAACGGCTTCCAACCGCCTGTTACAGCGTCTACAAGCGTCTTACAGCGCCCAAAGTGGTCAGGATCCATTAACACATCAATGTTTGTTTCAACTTTATAATCGTATAATAGTTCGGCAACACCTAAACAATGAGCAGCATCTCCTGCCTCGTGATGTAAACTAATATGGACCACATCAAAACAATGCCAATGCCTTTTCCACCAATTTAGGCTTTGACTAGCATTAGTACTTAAACATATTTTGATGTTGTGTGCCATTTTAAGTGTATTACACAGCCTTGGCAAGTGTTTCCACAGTGTAGGCTCACCGCCTATCAAATACAGTCTAGTAGGTCTGTCGTGTTGTTTGATATATTTCAGCAGTGCTGTTTCTAATCTATCTACATTAGGCCAACGCACTGTGCCTTCGTTAGCACCTGGAAAACAATAATTACACTTGTAATTACAAGTGTTGCCCAAGTCTAATTCAATGACAAAATCTGTATCGTAATTTTTTATAGATATCATAACAAGTGAGCTAATTCAGGAAATACATCTTTAGCATTTACTCCTCTAATAGCATCAAGTTTGTTTACATACTCTTTGAATCCCGGAAGCAGATGACTCTTGTCTTCGGCGTCCATATGATTTAGTATTGCTTCCCAACGTCTCCAACCATACGGATTTAATTCCCAAAAGTTAGGATCCTGTGTCCAACTGTCATATAAAAATTCTTTGAATTTTCCAAACAGTTCACGTATTTCTGCTTTGTCCTCTTTTGGTAATATTTGTATACTCATAAATGTTGGAATATACAATAAGTGCATATTGATTAGACCGCCGCCGACTTTTACTCCACGAATTTCTTCTGTGTTTACTTTTTTAAAATCTTGTGATATTTTCCAGTGAATAAAGTCTGGCAAATGTTTAATGTTAAAAATTTGTATAGCAGTGGCAATACTTGGCCGTATGTTGTCAGGTGTATTATCCAACATGTGTAAGTTACGTTCTACAGTATCCCAGTCTGTTGGAAACCGTATGTAGTTGTTACGTGGTCCAGCAGCGTCCATACTAACACCTACTTTTACTATTTCAAAGTGTTTCCATAAATTAATTAAATCTTTATCAACTAATATGCCATTTGTATTATAGCGTAAACGTATACGTTTATGATAGCCTTGTCTAACAATTTCTTCGATAAACTTTTTGTGTTCTTTTATCATCAATGGCTCACCGCCAGCAAAGTATACTTCACGTAGATTAGGTATTTGTTTGTATAGATCGTCCCAGAATATTTCTTGTTCGTGCCACTTGTTGTTGAAAGCAGATTTATCCCATTGCATCTGTCTCTTGACTTCTAGATCTTTTAGCTGTGGCTCTAATACTTTCCAGTCCTTTACCCACTTGCTGCTGTCATGTGGCGAACACATTACACACTTGATATTACAAGTATGCCCAAGACGCAGGTCTAAATATTGTAGTTCTTCTTTGTAGTATCCATCTTTGTGTGTTTCGTTTAATAAATCTTGTATATCAAGACCACGTTCCATCCAGGTTCCTGTTTCCCACACACGTTTGCTTACTACACCCTTTGATTCTTCAGCAAAACACTTTGTACAACTAGCAGGTATTTTACCATCCATCATGGTACGTCTTACACCACGCATGTATTCGCTGTTCCATGCTTCCATAGGAGATGTTGACGCAAAGTTTATATGCTGTCCGCTATCGTCTTTTACAATACCCACTGTATGATCTGTGCCTGCTCCGCTGGCGTTAGCACTACAGCACAACCGCATATCTCCATTTGGACGTGTGGCCATGTGTATCCAAGGCAACGCACAAAAAGTTTCTGTTGCTTCTGCTTTTAGTCTGTTATTAAATAATTCTAAAAAGTCTGTCATTTGCGCCCAATCAAAAGATATCTATCATACAATGGTAATTTAAGAGTATCCTCTGTATATATCTTTTGTAAACCACTGGACATTTTGAATTCTTCTAATGAATCATAACAACGAATATGATCAGCAATACTTTTATAATTGTTATTTTGTATAGCAATAGCACTTGTTTTTGGAACACGTTCTAACCATGTTTCATATTGTTCTTGTGTTATATGTTCTGTACTAGTGTTTATTACAAGATCAGGAGTAAATTCATATTCGTATGTACACATATCGCAAGTAATAGCATTAAATTTGCCTTCAATTTCTTGCCTCTTACAAATCATGTTAGCAACTTCTTCACAACTCGGATCTATATCAACACTACGTATGTCATTTATGTCTAATTTACTGTTAAACAACAAACTAGATAATACACCGTTCCAACCGCCAAAGATTACAATGTTCTCTTGACGCCAATGAGAATTATGTAGATGCTCTACAAGCCACACTTTGCTTTTAAGTTGTCCTTTCCAAAAACTTTCTAACACACCGAAATGATTTTCGTTGTTTCGCACAGCATCCATCCAAAATGCTACATCGTCTAAGTCTACCAACATGTTTTAATCATTTCTTGTCTAATTTTTTTAAAGTGTTGAAAATTATGTTTTCTAATTTCTAACGTGGCTTGATTAAGTTCTTCTATAGAATAATTATTAATTGTATTATACAACGAATTGGCTGCCATGTAAAGTCTTTTTTTATAGTCTTCATTGTCATAACTTTCGTCCCAAATTTTATCAAAAGTTCTAAATCCAAGTTCTTTCAAATATTTTAAAGAATGCTTAGGTCCTACAATGATAAATGCTTGTTTACAAACTATAGGCTTCCATATTTTTTCGCTAAAAAACAAATTGCCAGTATTATTCCATTCTTGTCTATAATATGTTTCAGTTACAACATTTATTAAAGACTTAGCATATATTAAAGGATTATAATCATTTGGCCTTGAACCTATTCCGTCAATAGATATTTTATGAAAGTCGCTACTTACAAGTCCTTTATCTAATATTTCATTATTTTGTAAATCTTGTATTAGTAAAACTCTATGTTCATGATGTCTGTTATTCAAACAACAAAAATACATATCTTTTCGATATGAAAACTTTTTTAATCTATAGTCTATAAGATTATCGTATACTCTATGATACCACTCGGGATAATAAAAAGCAGTAAAAACTTTTGGCAACTTATATTGTTGTAGCCAATCTTCATATTCTTCTGCTGTGCTTTTTAAACTAGTAGAAAAATAAACTTTGTTGTGTAAATTATTTTCATTAACAAACGCATCTATTTTTTTAAATCTGCGTTTGGCATAACCTTCTAAGTTATCATGTAAAATATAAAAAACATTTTCATTTTCTTTTACATTTTTTATAATCTCTTCGTCATCGCGATCTCTAAAATATTTTATAAAAAAATATTTTCCAACAGGATTTTCCTGCCAGTGTTGAAAAGACTTGTAAGGTAATCCAAATGGATCTGTATATCTATTATGAGCCTTATTACTATAGTTTATGTTAGAATTGATTTCCAATGGTGTATAGTCCTTTCAACACCTTCTTCGTAAGATACTTTGGGTTTCCACCCAGTTTTACTTGTAAGAAGATTATGATTACTATTAAGCCACCAAATTTCTCCGTGTCGTGGATCTTTTGTATCCCAGTTTATAGTTCCATTCCACCCTAATTGCTGTTGGATATAATGAGCACAATCTTTAATCTTACGTGGATCATCTGGTCCAATAGTATAGAAGTTGCCTTTACACGCATCTCTATTTTCAATTACAGCCATCCACGCATCTAGCAAGTCACTAATGTAAATAAAGTTTCTATAAGGTTCAGCATAACCTAAATTACAAGTATCACCTTTTATCATTTGAGAAATAATTTGTTCAGTAACGAAAAAGTCATTGTCTTTGCGTCCGTAACTATTAGTCTGTCTAAAACTAGCCCAAGGCAAACCGTATGCTCTACCAGCATATTCTAAATATTTTTCACAACCATACTTGGCAACAGCATAAGGAGCATTTGGATTAGGCTGCGTATATTCATCAAAAGCAACGCTTTCTTTATAAGTTCCGGTTTGTTCTACTTCATCTGAAATGGGTTGCCAGCCATAAACTTCCATTGTACTTGCGAATACAAAATAAGGTAATGTACTTAGTTGTCTACATGCTTCGATAAGATTTACTGTTCCTACATAATTTACTTCACTAAAACTTACTTGTTCGTAAAAACTTTTTTGAACTTCTGTCCTTGCTGCTAAATGAACTACAATATCAGGATTTACTTCTTTTACTTCTTGTTGAATACCAGTGTGATGTGTCAAGTCTGTTTTTAATTCGTGAACTTCTCCAATTGCTTGTAATCTAGGTAACAAATGCTGTCCAATAAATCCGCTTGATCCAGTTAATAATATTTTCATGTAGAACTCCTTACAGTATTTACGATCCATTAACCATGTACTTATTAGATCTGGTGGTTAAATACATTATGTTTGATACGGTAGATAAGTTTGAAAAAGAAATAGCAGAATTTTTTGGTGCTCCATATGCTGTAAGCACTGACTGCTGTACTCATGCTATCGAATTAATTCTAAGATACAAGGAAGTAAAAAATGTATCTGTGCCAAAGCAAACATATCTAAGTGTACCTATGACAGCAAAAAAAGTAGGTGCTACTGTATCATGGGCAAACACTCGATGGGAAGAATATTATTATCTAAGTCAAAACATATACGATGCTGCTGTGTTATGGAGACGAAACAGTTATATTGTCAACAGTTATATGTGTTTAAGTTTTCAATTTAAAAAACATTTGAGTTTAGGTAGGGGTGGTGCT